TCATCGCGCGTGACCTCCCCTGAGCCGCAGCCCCAGCTGTACAAGATTCGTGGTCGGCTGTTGGACCTGGGGCCGCGGCGTGCGAATTTGGTGAGCCCGCTTCCATTCCGCGAGTGCGGCGTCGAAGTCGGCGTGCTTGCGGGTCTGGCTGCAGAGGCACTCGACCAAGTGGCCACCACCGGCGTCCGGCCGACGCGAGTCTAGGATGTGGCGGGCGGCGTGGCCGGTCCTGCAGGCCGGCAGCGCGTCCTCGTGCTGGATCTGGCGTTGAGTCACGGCTTCACCTCGCGTTTCATGTGCGCTATGGCATCTGCAACGCAGAATTCGTCGTGGCAGGGGCAGTCGTCGTAGACGGAGCGGTTGTTGAAGCCGGGATGATTCAGGCACTGCGACACGCAGCCGCTTGTAATTTCGCTGGCGGTCGCTCGTCGTTTCCGCGCAATCGCGCGCTCCCAGCGGGCTTTGTGGGCGCGCATGCCCTCGGCTTCAGTTTCGGTGCCGAGGTACAGGAAGGCGCCGTAGCCTCCTCCGACGACAATCACCCATGCGTCGAGGGGCTCGCATTTAGGCATGTGGGGCGCCCTAACGGACTCAGAAGCAGTCATTGGTTAGCTCCCCTTCGCTTTCCAGCGGGGTCGGAAACCGCCGTCCCAGAGCTTCTCGCGCGTACTCTAAAAAGGGCATGCGGAGATCCACGTAGCGCGTGTCGGCCTTGCTAGTGCCGTAGCCGCTACTCGCTGAATCGACGGCACCGCCGATGAAGCGAGCGGCCCAACGTAGGCTTTCTTCCCCAGCCTGTTCGCATTGGTTGATCCAGTCCGACAGTTCGCGGTCTTGGCGGTCGACTTCGCTGGCGGTAAGCGTGTCCGCATGCTTGAGCTGAGCATCGTGCAGCTTCCGTCGTGCGGCCAAGGCACGGGCACGATGGGAGCGACCGATCTGGCGGGATTGAAGAATCATCGACTCAGCCACGGTCACCCCCGCCGCGCTTCGGGCGCCAGGCGTCTACCAGGGGTTCAAAGCGAGAGCCGTAGCCGAGCGTGTCGGGATAGCTATGGACACGCGCGACCATGACGAAGACGGTCACCATGTCGCGCGCGAGCGCGGTGTCGACCGCCCATAGGTCCGTGAGATCGAAGCCTCCATCCCTGTCCGCGTTCCACCAGGCCAACAAGAAGTTGGCGGCGCGGCGTGACTGACCGGTATCGCGTTCGGCGATGGCGAGAAGCCGTTCGATCGCGGCCAGTTCATCGAGTGTCGGCGGCGCCGGTGCAGGGTACAGAGCTTTCAGCTCTGCGCGAGTCAGAACGCGAGTGTTCATCGCGGTGCCCTCCACGTGCTACCCGCTCGTTGGCGAGCTTCAGCGATGCTCACCAGCTTTACGCCGAGCCGGCGTGCGGTTTCCTCGGCAAGTGAATGGGAGCAGGTCAACATCAGCACGCCTTCGGCGCTGAGCTGCCGCTTTCCATCCAGCGGACGGTCGTCCAGCTCAACCACGCGGCGCAGGCCGTAGGCCTTGCACAGCGCAGTAGCGTTCAGCGTTTTACCGCTGGCCATGGGGCCGTACACGACGATGGACTTAGACATGGGTCACCTCGCGGCGCACGGCCATTACGCGTCGGCGACGCAGGGCGACGGGGATCTGGCCCACGGCTAGGCCGACGTGGGCAGCGCGTGGGGAGCGGTGGATCCATAACCGGTACAGCAAGGCGCCCCCTACGGCCGGCGCGATCGAGAGGATGGCCAGCTCAAGCACGACGCACCTCCTTGGCGGCCTCAGCCATGGCGGCGGCGCCGGCTGCGGTTGGCGGCCTCGGCAGCATCTGCGCGACCCGGGACGGCAGTTCCAGGCCGTCCAGGTACTCGGCCAGCTCGACGCCGATGCGGTCTTCCGCCGTGATGAACTCCGGGTCGCGCGTGCGCCAGCCGCTGTCGGCATCGGCCGACCAGGTGCGGCTCACGGTCCGCAGGCCGCCCATGTCGAGCGTGGCGACCAGGGCGATGCGATTGCGGCGGATCTGCAGCATCACCACCACCGAGCATTCGCCGCCGGTCAGGGCGACTTCGTGGCCAATGAAGGTGGGCGTGGTAGCCTCCGCGCCGGGTCCGGTGCCGGCCCCCTGCGACTGTGTCGCGGCGGCCGTAACTTCGGTCTGCTGTTGCATGGCTAAAGCTCCTAGGCTTCGTAGAGGGAAGGCCCAGGGGCGGCGCTCTAACGCCGCCCGCCGGACCCTCTGTTTCGACTCAGGTCAAATCTGAGCCGCGGGGTGGTGGTGGCATCGGGCCAATGCGTTGCGCTTTGCTCAGAACGTCCATCACGTCCTGTGCGATGTACTCGGCCACGGCGGCCGTACTGTCGCGGCTCACGTTGACGAAGCGCACAGCTTCGTTGGAGAGGGCCGCGAGTAGCGTGGTGGCCTGCTGGGCGCGCCAGAGGCGATTCATGTCTTCCTCGCTGAACACGTAACTGAAGCCATCCGGCAGTGAGGGCGGATTGCGCGCGCTCATCCCTGCACCTCGTGGCCGAGTTGGTCATGAATCTGGTTGATTGCGGCGACCACCTCGGCCAGCGTCAGCGTCAGGACGGGTTTGTCGACCGCCTGCAGCTTCGCCATAAGCGCCAGCCAGGCGTTGAGATTCCAGTCGATGGTGTTGGCGATCTCGCCGAACGCTGCGGCGATTTCGCGGCGCGGGTTGCTGGACGCAACTGGGGTGTCGTGCGACATGCGGGGCTCCTGAGTAGATTGGAGTCCGCCCACTCGCTGCCAAACGAGGTGACGGACGGTGCGCGGTTGGCAGACCGGACTCAGGAGCCGGCAGACCTTACGGTCTCCGCACACCGCCCGCCGTAGAGCTGGCTGGCATGCGCCCGCGACGACACAGCGGGCAATAAAAAAGCGCCGGTCATCGATCGATGGGCGCTGGTGCGCCTGAGTGTTCGGGCTGCCAAGCCCGGTCGCCGATTTGGCGGCAACGGACCAGAGGTTGCTCCGAACTGGGGCGGTAGTCAAGTCCTCGCGGCCAAGCGCGATTCCGGCGTTCATTTCTTGAACGTCCAGCACTTGATGATGCTAGAGGCGCCATTGTTTCCGGCGCGTATCAGACTGTTCACCGCTACGTTGGCATCCAGGCACTTGTGGCGCCGTGAGTCGCGCAGCAGCGTGCGCAGGACCTTCAGGTCGGCCAGTTGCTGCGAGTGATAGGCGGCCTTTGCCGCGAACTCATTCAGGTTGATCGCGATGGTGTTCGGATCACGCGAGTGATTCACCACCGGCTTGTCGGTGAGGCCTTCCAGAAACTCGTAGACCTCCCAGAACTCAGCGACCAGCGGATGGTCGGCGCTGATGGCGCGCTGGCGGTCCAGGGCCATATCGACCAACGCTTGGCGCGTCGCCTCGACCATTTCCGCCGGCAGCGCCACAACCAGCCGCAGGCAGTCCAGCAGGGCCAGCATCTGCGCGTGGTTCTTGATCACGCGCTCGATGCGGATGTCTTTCTTCTCGCGTAGCGCAGCCTCATACACGCGCACGCGCTCGGTGAACTTGGCCAGGACCTGGCCCTCCGCCCGTACGGCCTTCAGCAGGAAATGGGACAGCGCGTCGACCGGTAGCGCGTTGAGGTTGTCGGCCGCTTCCCGGCTTTCGGTGGTGACGTTGGGGCGCTTGAAATGCAGCTTGACGATACGGGTCAAGATCGCCTCGGACGCGTCGACCGGTGCGTTCTGGCTGATGACGATCGTGCCGCGAAACGGCGGCTCGTACGTTTCGTTGCCGCCGTTGCGGACGCCGCGCGTGCGCAGGGTGCCGCCGCCGAAAAAGTCCTTCAGCTCGTCCCAATCGAAGCTCTTGGCGTGGGCCTTGTCCGGCTGACTGCGGTCGGCTTCCAGCAGCACGACGGGCATGTTGGCGATCTGGCCCATGGCGCGCGAACGGCCGGCGACCGATGACTTCGCAGGGTCGAAGCCCTCGTAGTCCTGGCGGCCCAGCAGCTTCCACAGGAAGGTCAGCAGGGTGGTCTTGCCGGCGCCGGCCTCACCGGTGGCCTCCAGGAACGGGAACGATTCGTGCACATCGCGGATCTGCTCGGCGAACAGGGACCCGAACCAATAGGCCAATGCCACGATGCCGTGCGTGCCAAAGCAAAGCCACAGCCACGGCAGCCAGTCCTCGCGGTACGCCTCGGCGTCGCGCTGCAGGCGCAGCCGGATGGACTTCTGGGTGCTCTTGAGCCGCAGCTTGTCGAAGTCGAAGTAGTCCTCGGCGTTGACCTGGACCAGTTCGCCCTCGCGCACGGCCAGTTCGCCTAGCAGATAGGCGCGGTGTTCCTTGCTGTAGCCGATGAAGTCGATCGCGTCGACGGTCTTGATGTTGAACAGCTGATCCTTCATGACGTGGATCAACTGCGCGGCGGTGCCATCGAACACGGCGCCGGGCGCGAAGCTGGCCAGCCGGTCCCGGAACGTGGGGCCGTTGAGCGTTTGGGACGATGTAAAGGTGCCCTTTACGCTTGGGGAGTCGTGCGGGAAATCGACCCGGAAGAAGTACCAGGACTCGTCCGTTACCTCGTTGCGCTGGAAGTACAGTGCCTCGGGGTAGCAGTTGGCGATTTCGTGCACGGTCGCCGCCGCACGGCGCAACTTGTCCTCTTGGTCCTCCTCCAGCTCGTCCTCTTCGACGCCCTTGTCCGCCGAGTATTCGCGCCGCAGCTTCTCGTAGCGCAGCTTGTCGAATTCGAACCAGTACAGGCGCGAGCGATGTTCCAGATGGAAGCCCGGGCGCTGATGGTGGCCGTACATCAGCAGACCCTTCTCGATCGCGCTCTTGGCCAGCAGCACGTCGCCCTGGTAGCGCGCCTCGGCGATGTCGCCGGCCCATTGCTTGGCCGCGCCTTCGGCTTCGGAGATTGCGCAGGCGCGCAGGTGAAGGTCGTTCCAATCGGTTTTCTTGCCATCGCGCTGCGGAATCTGCGCAGCGCGTGAACGGAAGCCAAGCGCTTCGGCGCGCCGGACGTGCTTGCGAATGTAGTCGCGTGCGCCGGGCTCATTGTCGAGGCCCCAGATAAGCGTTGGCAGGTTGCCGGCGCGACGCTTGGCGAGGGCGCGCAGCGACTCTTCTGGGAATGCGTTGCTGCTCATAGCCGACACGGCGGCATTGCCGTGCAGCATGTGCGCGATCGAATCGAAGATGCCCTCGACAATCCAGACCTCTGTGGCGGTGTCCAGCAGCACATCGACAGCCGGGACCGCCCACCACACCCCGGCGTAGCTCTCGCCCGGCTTGAAGCGGGCCTTCTGCTTTCCGAACCGATGCGGCCGGTCGATCAGGCGCTCCCAATAGCCACCCTTTTGCAGGGGGAATCGCACAGTCGCGGTGCCGGCCTGCAGCTTGCGGTCGTAATAGGTTTCCTGCGTGTAGAGCCCGCGCAGGTCTTTCAGGGCGAAGCCGCGGTTGAACTCCAGATAGGCGTCGGCGGCCGCGTTAGGGCTTGCCGGCGTCTGCGCGAACCGCTTGGACCAGTCGTCGAACAGATCGTCGTACAGATCCTTGACGTGCAGCTCGCGGCCGCACTTGGATTGGCGTCCGCACCGCACGACCCACGGCTTCAGGTGGCCGGTGTACAGCTCTTTCTTACCGCACGATGGGCACTTCCCGCCGCGCATGTAGTCGGTGCCGGGTCGGTGCTGGAGCCCGTAGTCGCGCTTCAGCCGGTCCAGGACCTGGGAGCGGAGATCCTCTTGCATGTGATCAGGCCTTGCGTCCGTTGCGCTTTGACGGACGCGGTGTGCTCGCTTGCTCGATCTCGTTGCCGGCGCTGAGGAAGGCCTCGACCTGGGCGCGGAGCGTGGCCGCTTCCTGCGCCTTCAGAACGGGGTCGACGTAGGTCGGCTTCTGGTGGTGGTTGACGGACACGTAGACCGGCATCTGCACGGTGGACCAACCGGTGTCTGGCCTCATGGCATCACCTCTCGGTGGGAGTAGCCGGTATTCAGCATCTCGACGCCGTCGTCGGTGATGTGGACGATGTTGTTGAAGGTCGCGTTACAAGCCAGTAGCCCCACCTGCAGCAGGGCGCTGACGCTCGCAGGGGCGTAGCTGGCGCCCACTTCCTGGGCGTGGAACTTGCGCGGCACAAACGCCCGAAAATGGGCTGTTTGGATCAGGCCGGCGCAGCGATCGGCTGACTGCAGGCAAAGCTGTAGCGTCGACGGCAGAGCCGCCAGTTCGGTCGTACGGAGCATTGGGGGGCCTCAGTGGTCGGCGGTAGCCGGCAGGCTGTCGAGTAGGTCGGGCTGCTGGTCTGCGTTGGCTTCTCGGTAGGCCCGGAGCGCAACGTGGCGCGCGTAGGCCGGCGTTTCCGGCAATTCGCTCGGTCGGGCATTGGGCATGCCGCTCGGGCTGGCGATGCCGGTCAGCTCCGTGTGGCCGGTGTAGCTAGCCGAACAGACCGGGTTATCGCAAACGTAGGTGTCGTGGCGCAGGTGATGGTGCGAGAGGTAGCTCGTGCGCTTGATCAGCACGCCACCGCACGCCTCACAACGGAACACCACGCGCTTCGTAGAACTGAAGGCGCCCATTACTCGGCTCTCCCCTGGCTTTCGATCACGCCGGCCTTAAGGCCCAGCAGCACCGCGGCGCGATGCGCCTCGCCGCGCAGCCCCTTCTTCTTGCCGTGCAGCACCTGGTAGACCGTTGCGTAGCTCAGCTCGTGCATGCGGGCGAACGCCGCGATCGACGTGCCGTGCCGGTCGAGCTCTGCCAGGGCTTCCTCTGGCGTCTTCAATTCAGGCCCTTGTGCGTCGGTCATTGGTTAAATAAAGTGAAGAAGTGGGAAACTTAGGTGAATCATTGGGTAGAAAACTACCCATGTCAATAGGGTGATGGGAATATTTATGGATGACGTGGCACAAATCTGCGCACGCCTCAGGGAAGAGCGCGTCCGGCTCGGAATGAGCCAGCAGGACTTCGCCGAGGTCGGCGGAGTCAGCCGAAAGACGCAGAGCGCTTACGAGAGCGGCGCGACAGCACCCGACGTGGCCTATTTGGTGCTGGTTTCCGCGCGTGGCGTGGACGTGCAGTACGTGTTCAGCGGCAAGCGCGAGGGCGGCGAGATCGCCGGGCACATCGAGCTTGAGGCGCTGCCGGGCTTCGGGCCGACCGAAGGCCCAACGACGATCTTGCTGCCGGAGTTCCTGGTGCAGCGAAAGATCGGCATGGCCTCGATCGCGAGCATTCGCTGGGCCTTCAACCCGTCGCGTGCGATGGAGCCCGAGATCGAACGACACCAACTGGTGCTGGTGGACGTTACGCAATCTCAGCTGTCGGATTTAATCGACGGTAATACGTATGCGTACACGCTGTGGGGGCGGCCAGACATCCGCCGCGTGCTGCATCGGCGAGACCATTGGTCAGTGGTTGGATTCGGAAAAGGAGCCGAATCCACGGACGTGTACAAAGATGACCAAAGCAGTTTGGAGATCTTCGGTGCTGTTGTGGGTGTGCTGTAATCAAACGAAAGGACACAGGGGGCAGCATGGAAGTTGTTGGCAGTCGTTTTAGGTCCATCCTTCAGGACCTGGGTTTTAGCGTCGTCTATGGCGCATTGATGCTTGGCGCATGGCGCCTTTCCGTTGATCAGTGGTACCTGCCGGCTGGCATTCGCGCAGCTGCGATGCTGTTGCTACCCACACGGTTTTGGCCCTACATCTTCACCGGCGACGCCGCCGCCTTCCTTGTGTTGCGCGGCCCTAAAGCCGAGCAATACAGCGAACAGTGGGCCTACTTGAGCCCGTTCCTACTCGCGCCCCTGATTTCCGTGGTGCCGCTGCTGTTTCGTCGCTACCTTGGCGATATCGGCGGCCGCGAGCGCTGGTTCCCCGTCGTCGCGCTGTCGATCGCGGTGTGGACGGCATTGGTCAACATGTCGTTGAACTACGGGCTATCCGGCCCGGCATCCAGCAACACGCTGGAAAACTTCATGCGCTACAGCGTTGGCCAGTACCTCGGCATGTTCATCTTCGTTCCGGCGCTCATGGTGTGGATGCGCCGCAACGACGGGATGATCAACCCTCGGCGCCTGTTGGCGCACCTGGGCATCGCCGTAGGCCTGACCGCCGTTGCGTACTTCGCCGCGAACCTGGGAGGAAGCGAGCCAGCCCTACGCCAGCTGTTGCTCCTCTTGATGATCGTGCCCGCTATCGTGCTGACGTTTCTACACGGCTGGCGCGGTGCGTCCCTCGGCATCGCCATGGCCAGCATTGCCTTCGGGCTTCCTACGACGGCTTTCGACACCGCCGGCGCGCACGACTCAGTCGCCTTCGTCGCGCAGCAGGTGCTCGCATTGGCGGCTACCGCGCTGTTTGTGTTCGGCTCGGTGATCTCTGCCCACTTCGACCGCGCTCGCAAGCTCGGCGTCGCCGAGCACCATGCATTGCGGATCGCCCAGACCAGCTTCGTTTCGACCGAGCGGCACTTGCGCGATCGCGTGTTGGCGATGGCGCAGATCCAGTCGCATCGGGACGAGTCCCGGCACCAGATGGTCCAGTGGCTGGAAGACATGGGCCACAGCGCTGCAGCGGAAGACTTGAAGCGCGCCGGAACTAAGGATGCGCAACTGTTCGATGAGCACGCCGCTGCCCTCTATCCCCTTCGAATCGAGCAGCAAGGCCTATACGACGTGCTGCAGTCGGTCGCGTTTTCCAGCGTATGGGCTGGCGGTAGCGACGTGCGGTTCAAGCTGCGCGGCAAGGCCCGTTCGCTCTCGGTCGACCTGCAGCTGGCCGCCTATCGCTGCGCGTGCAACGCGGCGGCGCTGCTTTCCCAGGGTGATCCGATCCGCCAGATTGTACGTGCTCGCGTTTGGAACGGCGGCGGCCGTCGCGGCATCGTGGTGTCCGTCATCGCGGTGGCTGGCCAGGCCGTGGAGCCGAACCAGACGTCGATGCTGGCCGCGTTGGAGCTTGAGGGCCGCGTAAAAACACATGGCGGCGCGATGAAGCGCCGCCATGTGAACCAGGTGAGCTTTCTGCTGGTCGAGCCGATCGACGCGACCAGCGCGCCTCATTCCGTGGAAGCTGCCTTCACCGCCCACCAGTCGCCGCTGGCGGTCCGATAGACCCACACTTCGAGCGCATCGGTGGCGTAGACCCGTCGAGCGCTCCAGTAGGCCGGAATCACCGTCGAGTTGCCGGGCACCTGCACGCGATCGGCGTCGGTGCCGACGGGCAGAACCCAGAACGTGTCGCCGATACGGCCGATCGCGGTCCTCACCGTGCCCGCGCTGTCGTTGGCCTGCACGTAGCGGATTCCGTCGCGCTGGAACTCGTAGACGCTCCACGTCGCGTCCGCGGCGAGATCCACAGCGATCGGGTGCGTTTCGCCGAGACCGACGCTGGCGGCCTTTTGCGGGCTGTTTCCATCGCCAGGGCAGCAGGCGAAGCTGGCCAGCGGGCTCGCGATCAACGCGAGGCCCAGGACCAGGGCAAATTTGAAGCGGATGGGCATTCGTTCCTCCTTGGCTTGAATGGGGTATGAGCCTGCCGGCCCCTCCCCGGGTCGGGATATTGCCCGACGACAGTACCGTACTGTGATTACGATCACGCCGCCTCTCGGCTTGTTACGGGAGCGGCTACCGGCAGGGTACCCGGGCCGTCCGAGTAGGAGAGCGCCGCGCGTCCGCGTAGGAAAATTCTGACACGGCACGAAAAAGGCCGCCGGGAAGCGCCGGCGGCCGTCGTCATTCGTGTGCGGCGTAAAGTTACTGCTGCTGGTTCGGCGGCCTTGAGCCAGTGCCGCCGTGGCCCCCGCCGGCGCCGCCGAATCTGGCGTCGCTGGCGGGCTTGAACTTGCGCCGGCGACGGTACAGGTAGAAGGCCGCGCCGGCGACCAGCAACAACACCACGAACAGCGCGCCGCCACCCGAGGCGCCGGCCGTCGGCGAACCGGACGCCAGGGCGATCGACGTGAACAGGGACAGCATCAAGAACAGCAGCAGGGACAGCGTGGACTTCATGTGGATTTCCTCCTGAGGGTGGGCACCGCGGAACTGGCAACGGATCAGGATCCGCCGCCAGCGTCGGTCTCTAACTCCAGCTGCGTGGTGAAGCCACCCGAGCCGGTGATGGTGTGCGTGGTCTTCGCGATCAGCCAGGCGGTGCCGTCGATCTCCGGCTTGAAACCTTGAACGCGCATCTTCTGTTCGGGAAACAGGTCAGCGCGGCCGAGCGCCAGCGTGTACTCCAGCTTCGCGGCGCCGCGTTGGATGCGCTTCCACTCCGCGCTGGCCTGCTCTCGGGCTTCGGCCTCGCTGTTGTAGGTGTCGCGCAAGCGCTTGGCATTCCCGCTCTGGCCGACCAGCACGGACTTCCGATTCGCCCCGGGCTTGTTGTTCCAGTACGCGCGCACTCCGCTGTAGGTGTCGCGGTCGACCAGCCCGTACCGGTGCCTGTCGCCGGCGGCGCGGGTGATCTGCGCGGTCGGCAACGACCGGCCCGTCGCGGTGGTGCCGCTGCCGATCGGCATGAACAGCAGACTCCCGGCCTTGACCGTGGCGACCGCGTCGTAGCGCGTCCCCAGGCGCGTCAGCAGGTGCACGTCGCTCTCGCCAGTCTGGTCCAGGTGGGCAATCGGGACGCGCGCCAGGGAGGCCGCTATGCGCGCCTGGAGGCCATGTTCGCCGGCCAGGCTGCGCACCACGTCGCCCAGCGTGACCTGGTGCCAGCTGCGCTCGCGCCGGGTCCGCATGGGACGGCTCAGGTCGGCGCTGCGTGCGCGGACCGTGATCACGTCCGGCGCCCCGCTGTGTTCGACTTCGTCGACGCGGAACGTGCCCTTCTCGATGAGGCCGCCGTCCTCCCAACCCAGGGCGACGGACAGCTCTACGCCACGCCGTGGCAACGCCATTCGGCCATCGTGGTCGTGGATGACCAAGTCGAGCTGATCAGCCTCGCCGCCGCGCGCCTCGGCGAGCGTCAGATCCAGCAGTCGCGGCCGTAGGCGCTGGGTCAGATCCTTGCCGTCCAGGATCACGCGCCAGGCGGGCACCGGATAGGGCTTAGCGCTCTCGGTCACCGCTGGGCGCCCTGGTCGGCGGCGTCCGCCATGTCCTCATCGTCCACCCGCAGCAGCGAGAGCTGGAACTCGATCCGCCGCGCCGCGCCGTCCGGGAAGAACAGGGTCTTGGTCTCGTTGATCGACGTGATCGCGAACGCGCCGTAAACGGCCCCGGTTCCGTCGACCAGCGACAGCGGCCGACCCTGATTGGCCAGGTCGCGTAGGGTGTCGAGCGATGCGGGATCTCCGGTCAGTTCCGGCGCGATCAAGCCGCTGAGCTCGATCGTTTCCTCGCCGGGCCCGAGGTACTGGTGGGCGGCGCGGGCACCGACACGCTCGCTGCTGCTGTGGCGCCACGCCGCGGCGCGCTGCAGCTGCTGATACGCGAGCTGGGGGAGAGAGAAAACGAAGGTTCCGAGGGCCATCATCATTGCGGCATGCTCAGTCGTAGTCGCCGAGGCGGGAGCGCGTGCGCGCGGCTTTCTCGCGTTCGAACTGTTCGATCGCGGCGCGCACCTGCTGCGCGATGTCCTGCGCGGCCGCGCCGGCGGCGGCGTTGATGGTGATGTGGTAGGTGGCTCCCGCCGCAAGCGGCCCCGCCGTCGCCGGCGAGATCGGCGCCCGGTTGTCGATGGCGATCGCCGGCGTCGCCGCGGCGCCGATCGCGATGCCGGCGCCGACCTTGCGCATGGCGCCGGCGATCGAGGTCAGCGAGCGGATCGGCAGGCCCTGGCTGCGATCGAGGCCGCCGGCCAGGCCCTGCATGGTGTAGTCGCCGAGCTGGGCGAACACGCGCGACGGACTGTGGATCCCGAGTTTCTCCTTCATCCACCCGACGACTTTGGATCCGATCCCGCCGATGGTGTCGCTCACCGCCTTCAGGCCGCCCAGCAGGCCGCTCACCAGGCCCTGCATTAGCTGGCCGCCGATGGCCTTGAAGCGCTCCCACAATCCACCGAGGAAGCCCGTGATCGCGTTCCAGTTGCGCACGATGAGCCCCAGCGGCGTCCACGCGAAAGCGGTCTTCATCCACTGCCACAAGGTGCGCACCGCAGTGATGGTCAGCTGGAGCGGCGTCAAGACCACGGTCCCCAGGATCTGGCCGAACGCGCGGCCATAGCTGGTCGCGTTCTGCAGCTGCGCGTTGGTGGCCTGGAGAGGCGTTAGCAGCTCCTTGATCCAGTTCCAGACCCGGCCCAGTACGCCGACGAACCAATCCCACACCGGTCGCAGCGGCGCGAAGGCCTGCGCCAGCATGGCGCCGACCGGGGCGGCCGCCTCGGCGATGCCCTGCCACAGCCCGACCATGAAGGCCTTGATGGGCTGCCAGTACTTCCAGATCAGCAGCGCGGCCGCGGCCACCACCGCGATGATCGCGAGCACGGGCGCGCTGACCCCGCCTAGCACCGGGAGGAGCATGCGCACGCCGTTCGCCAGCAGCGGCAGCGCACGGGCCGCCAGTGCACGGATCGCCGCCAGGGCCGGCTGTAGCTGCAGGCCGAGCGTGGTCGCGGAGTAACGCACCAGCGCCAGCGGACCGAGGACGCCGGCAATGCCGAGCGCCAGGCCGCTCACCACGGCCAACAGCGCGGCGCCGGCGGCGACGGCCTTCAGGATGCCACCCGCCAGTTCGGGATTCGCGCGGACCCAGTCACGGACGACCGACAGCATGCTGCGCACGCGCACCATGATCTCGCCCAGGGCCGGCGCCAGCGTGGCGCCCATGTCGGCTGCGGTGTTGAACAGGCTGTTCTTGAGCATCTGCCAACCGGCCGAGAGGTTCTTCAGCCGGGCCGCCGATTCGCGCTGCATCGAGCCGCGCGCCTCGGTCTGGTTCACCAGGGCCAGCTGGCGCCGGTACTCGCCGAGGTTGTTGGCCAGCTTCGCCGCGTCGTCGCCGAACTCCTTGCCGAACAGTTGCGTCGCAACCGTCATCTGGTCATCGGGCGCCAGCCGCTTGATCTGGTCCAGGACCGAGATAATTGTGCCCGTCGCATCCTTGGCCATGCTCTGCTGCAGTTGCTTCGCGTCCAGGCCTAGCGACTTCAGGCCAGCGCGGAAGCGCTTTGACTGCATCGTGGCGACCGACAGCTCGCGCACCATCGCGTTGGACGCGGCGGCGGCCACCTCTGGTACGGCACCGAGCGACAGGAAAGTGCTGCCCAGCGCCGCCGCCTTGCGGAAATCCAGCTTGTCGGCGACGCCGCCCAGGCGCTGCATCACGTCGATGATGTCGCCGCCCTTCGACAGAGCATTGTCGTCGAGCCAGTTAATCGCGTCGCCAAGCTGGCTGATGCTGCTGATCGGGATCTTGTACAGGCCGGCCAGCTTGCCCATGTTCTCGCCGACTTCATCGACGGGCAGATCGAACGCCGACGCGGTGATGGCCGTCGTTTCCGCAAACGCGAGCAGGTTCTCTTTGCCCTGGATGCCCATGCGCGCACCGGCTTCCACCAGCGCGGCGATCTCCGTCGTCGCCATCGGGATCCGATCGGACATGAGCTTGATCGATTCGCCCAGGTCGTAGTACAGCGGGGTCAGCTTACCCGCGCCGTCGCGCGCGCCCTGCACCTGGCGCGCGACGCCGAGCATCGCGTCCTCCCAGCTCGCGTAGGCCTTGACCGACGCCAGCACCGGTGCGGCCGCGACCATGGCCGTGCCCGCCAGACTGGCGCCGCCGCTGGCGAGTGAGCCGGCCATGCCCTGGGCCTTGGCCAGCCGGCTGCGCGCGGCGCTCGCCCGCGCGCTCTGCGTGGCCAAATGCTTCAGCTTCTGCTGTTGCTTGTCGATGACGGCGCTGGTGCGCGCCATCTCGGTGCGCAGGCGGCGCTCGTGGTCGCCCAGCTTCTTGATCTCGATGCCAGCCGCCGACAATCCGGCCTTTGCCTCCTTGAGCGCTCGCAGGTTGCCGATGTGAGCGTTCTTCAGCTTGACCGACCCGCGCTCGGCGCGGTCCAGGGCACGCACCATCTTCTGGGTGGGCTGGTCGGTGCCGGCAATCTCCGCCTTGAGCTTGGCGACGTGCTGATAGGCGGCCTTCATCGCAATGCCGCTCTCGGACGCCTGCGCACTCAGGCGGCGGAAGCCTTGCACCTGGTTCTGCGCGCGATCCAGCTCGCGGAGTTGGTCCTTGGCCGCCTTCAGTGCCTTGGCCGTGGCGCTGCTGCCGCCCATGACCTTGCGCAACGGCCCGGTTGCGCGGTCGATCATGCTCAGCAGCACCTGCAGCTTCAGATCGTTACCCATTACTCCGCTCCGCTACGTTCCCGGGCGCGCTCGCGCCACTCCATCAGTTCGCTCAGCGTCATGTTCTCCATCGCCTGCGGTGTCCAGTGGAACACCGCGGCGATGTCGGCCATGGCGTCTTCTACGCGTCGAGGGATGCCGCTTCCCGCGCCGCTTTCGGCAGCAAAAAAAGGACGACGCCTCCCGCCAGTGCGACCAGGTCGGCGGGATCGAGCTGGGCCACGTCGTGCGCGGTCAGGGTCGGCGACGTGATGCGCGGCAGTACGGTCTGCAGCGCGACGACGTCCATCTGGAGCAAGTCCGACAGGGCCACGCCACGCAGCTCGCCGGAGGCGGGCTTGCGCAGCTGCACTGCACTGATCGTCTGTTCGCCACGAACGATCGGGAAATCCAGGGGGATGGTGGTCGGAGGGACCGGAGCAGCGACCGACGGGGCGGGATTCTTGGGCATAGCGCTCTCTCAGAAAGTAGGCCCGGCGGGTTGCCGGGCCAGAGGGTCAGACGCCGATTGCGCGGCGCTGGTCGGCCAGGCGATCGACGCCGTCCACGATCTCGACCATGTTCACGAAGTCGATTTCGATCACCACGACGCCGTTGATGGTGAGCTTGTAGTAGCTGCACGCGGTCTTGACGGTGAACTCGGTGTCGTCGCCGGCTTTCGCCGTGCCCATGTCGATCTCCGAGTGGCGGCCGCGGACCACGACTTCGACCGCGTCGACCTGGCCGGTGTCGTCGCGCTGGTAGGCGCCGGCGAAGCGCAGCTGCACGGCGTCGTGTCGAGTTAGGCCGTACTGGCGAAGGATCGACCGCATCAGGCCGCCGAACTTCGATTCCAGCTCCAGGCCTTCGCTGCCGTTGTCGATTTTGACCGGGCCGCTCATGCCGCCGCCGCGGTAGTCCTCCATCGAGCGGGTCAGGGTCGGCAGCTTCACTTCCACGACCTGGCCGAGGAAGCTTTCGCCGTCGCCGAACAGGTTGAGGTTCTTGAGTTTGCGGGGCAGTGCCATGTGCGTCTCCGGGATTCAGGCGGTGGGTGATCAGCCGTTGACGCGACTGGCGAAGTCCGCCAAGTAGCGGTCGGTGTGGCGCTGGCGCAGGGTGAGGTCTTCCAGCGGCGGCACCGGCGTGTAGTCGTAGTCGATGAACAGCTTCCCGCCGGCGAGCGTGGCCGACGTGTTCGCGGTCTCGTCGTACCAGGCGTTCGCGTCGATGATCAGGCCGTTGGCCTTCATCTCGCGGAACTTGGCGTTGATCGACTCGATGATGTCCTTGATCAGCGACGGGTGCATCGGCTTGTCGATCGCCCACATCAGCGCGTCGGCGATGGTGTCGGCCAGGATCTGCGCCGTTCGGGTGGAGGATTCGAACGCGAACAGCGGATCGTCGCTGCAGGTACGCGAACCCCAGAAACGGAACCCGTTGGCGTTCACCAGCGTGGTCACGTCGGCGGCGTTGAGGAACCCCGCATCGGTGGTCGGATCCTGGAGATCCCAGTGCACGTCGCGCGAGATGCCGGTGACACCGGCGACCGCGACGTTGGAGAGGGTCTTGTGCCAGCCCTGTTCCTGGTCGATCTTCGCGCGCAGACCGAGCGCGCGGGCGACGGCGTAGGCCGGTTTGCTGGTGCTGGTGGTGGTGTCCCAGGCCACGAAATCCGGCCAGATGACCATCAGCTCGCGGTCCGAGAAATTCTCGCGGTACAGCGCGGCCGCTTCCTTGTCCGCGCTGGCGGCCGCGCTCACATAGGCCATGCCGCGCAGCTTCTTGGCGACGATGGCCAGTGCGGCCGCCACCGGCTGCGTATCGACGCCCGGACAACCCAGGATGCGCGGCTTGATGCCGAGCTGGCTCTGGGCCGCCAGCAGCGCCTGCATGCCGGTGTAGGTGGCGCCCGTGCTTGCGCCGATGACGTTGGACGTGGTCGCGCTGTCGTCGGCGCCAGACTCGACGCGAACCACGACGGTCCACGGATCGGACTGGTCGGCGATCGCCTGCAGGGTCGTTTTGAGGGTGCCGTTGGTGCCGGCCTTGGCAATCGCGGTGCGCAGATCGGTCAGCAGCACTCCCTTGTTGAGCGGGAACACGGCGGCGTCCGCATCGTTGGAGGTGCAAACGACACCGACCACCGCCGTCGACACGGTGCGAATGTTGCGGGTGCCGTTGTTGATCTCGATGACGCGTACGCCGTGGTGGTAGAGGTCGGGCATGGTGCTCTCCTGGAAATCAGACGAAGCGGGTGCGGAGCGGTAGGGTCAGGCGGGTGTAGTCGTTGGTCGGCGGCACGTCGGTGCGCTGACCAATGAGATCGAGCGTGAAGGCGCCCGGCTCGCTGCCGGCCTTCAGCTCGATGCGGGTCAGGCGAATTCGCGGCTCCCAACGCATGAGCGCCGTGGCCGTAGCGCCATAGAGCTTTACGCGGGTCGCGCCGTTGAATGGTTGGTCGATCAGCTCGGGAATCAGGGATCCGTAGTCGCGCCGCATGACGCGGGAACCGATGGGCGTCGTCAGGATGTCGGCGATCGACTGGCGAAGATGGTCGATCCCATCGATCGCGCGACCGGTGCGGGCATCCATCCCCCTCATACCGGCGGCCCCGAGACGCCCGAGCCGGGTTGCACGTTCTTGTGGGGGTGGTTCTTGAGGCTCTTTCCGCCGCCGATCACATCGGTCTGCGCAGTAGCCATGCCGGACACGTACGCATCTCCATTGATCTGGGTGTCGCCGTTGACCGTCAGGGGGCCATTGATGGTGACGCCGCCGTCCGCCGTGATCTCCGCCGTACCGCCACTGGGCAGCGTGGCGGCAAGCGCGTGCGATTCGTCGTCGTACTGGATCAGTGCGCCATCGCGGAAGCGCACCAAGTGTTGACCTGCTGCGTTGGCTGGCGCCGCGAACGCATCGGAATAGATGCCGCGCAGGAACACTGCGCCGTTGGTGTCGCCGCCCGGGCACAGGAGCACGCCCTGCTCACCAACCGTTGGCGCCGACCATTCAATCGTCTCGCCGGCGCGCGGCACGAACCAGGGCAGGAAATCGGTCTTGACTTCGCCGGTGTCGATGCGACACCGCGCCAGGACGAGATCCACCTCGGCGACGGTGCCGAGGCGGATTGCGTTGCCGAGCTGGCGCTGAAGTTCGGAGACGGAGTCCACGCTGCCATGGTGTGCGCGGGATCGCGTGCGCGCATGGGCTTGGCACTGTATGGCCGACGGCTACAACAACCGACGTGGCGTCCGATGAATCTATGCGGAGCTGCCATCCTCACCCGCGAACGTCATCACTGCCAGCCCGTCGTCCAGACGCCCATGGTCAACGTCGTATCGCTCACGACCTGGCCGGAGCTGCGGCGGCGCACGCGCACTCGAAGATTCGCGTTCGCCTCACGTTCGTTTGCGTTGTTTGCGGGTGCGCTTGGAAGCAGCAGTGAGACGGCTATCGTGTTGGCCAGAGACGTCCAGTCCGGCGCGCCATTGATGACCTGGCGGCTCGCGTTACCGCTGTCCACAACGTCAAAGCGCACGTCATAGTCGCCCGCCGAACCGCCCTGCGTGAGCCAAGTCCCCGAGGTGGGTGCCGGCTGGGCGACGTTACCGAAACTATTACCGCCGCTCGCGGTCCAGGTGCCATTGGTCAGCAGGGTCAGCGTGACGGTGGCGGTTACGCTCGGCTGGTTGGTGAACGGGCCGTCGCTGGAGAACATCGCCTTACCCTGCAGGCCGGCAATGACGTACGTCGCGGTACCCTTCGCCGCCCACAGGTTCGACACGTCGACGCCTCCATCGTCGTAACCGACGTCTGGTCCCTTCGTGCCGTAGGCGATGGCCGCGAACTTGAGCGCGACACCGCCGTTCTCCAGCCACAGGGCCGCTGGGCCGTCACCGGCGATATCAGGATCGAACAGGTCCTCGAAGTCCTTCTCGACGCCGCCGACTATGCTGGCGAATCCGCTGGGCATTGTCAGGCCCTCGCCTTCAGCTCGGCCACATCCTCCGCCAAGCCTTGCAGCGCGCTGCACGCTATGACGAAGAGGGGTTCGTAGTCGACGGCCTCCGGCGCGCCCGAGGCCGTCCGCTGGACTACGAAGTCCAGCGGACCGTCAGCAAGATCCTCGGCGATGACGCCAGCGGATCGGCTGCCGTCGGCACGCATCACGTACTCGACAAAGCGGATTGAAGCCAGCAGGCGCAGCGCTTCGCTCGGCTTGATCGAGCGAATGCCGCGCTTGTAGCGGAGGCTCGACGAGCGGATGAACTTCGGCGCCGTGACGTTGCCGGTGAACGTATCGCCAGACAGGTTCGCCTTCGTTGCCGGATTGAAGTTGTACGAACTCCACAGCTTGTACCAGGGCGCCCACGATCCCGCCCGCCGCGAACGCGTGTACCAGGCGTCCTCAAACCAGGGGCTCGCAATCTGCGCGGCGTAGTCACCACCCCCGAGGTTTAGCAGGTGATTCCAGCTGCCATTCGGGGTGTTCGTGGAGGGCTCGGAGGTGGGTGCCGAACAGAAACCATTGACGCCGTTTGCGTCGCTGATGTAGCCGGGAAACAGCTGCGTGTAGCGTTCGTCGTGGTAGTGCGTCGCCGCGGCCTTGCTGCCTGGGTCAAAATTTCCGGCGTGCCACAGCCCGTACCCGTTGAACGTCACGGTCGTGGCGTAGATGCTGAGGCTCCCCTCGATCGCGGTGCCGGCTGCGTTGTAGCGCGCGAGGCGTACAACGTCGCCATCGCCGCGATCCCAGATCAGCAGACCCTGATTGACACCCGTCTCGTCGCGCAGCCAGAGGTGCGCGTTCTGGGTGGGGAGGGCCTGCGCGACCATGTGGCCAGCGTTCGCAGTGAACACGGGCGCCGTGGCTGTTCCGCTGAAGCCCGGATTAGCGAGGGGGGCCTTGCCAGCGAGTACCGTCGTCAGGTTGGTGACCTTGGCGATGGCGAGGTCGGGAATCCGCTCCACGTCGAATACGCCGGACTGAATATCTGCGGCGGCATGGATGTGCCCGCCCGGCGGGAACGTCAGCGGCTTGCCGGTCACCTCGCCCCATGCGGGCCAGCGGATCGCGGTGCTCGGCGGGTCGTTGATCTCGCTCCACGTGTGCTGGTGCCCGCTCGGCGGGAACGTGAGCGGCTTTCCGGTCAGGTTCGCCCAGGCAAGGTAGTGGGTACCGTGTTGACCGTCGAGAAGGTCTGCATCCAGGCCGTTGTTGTGACCCTCGTTACGCGTAGCGACGTTACCCAGGCCGATCGCGATCCGCATTGCTGCGGCCGTGGCCACGGCCAGCAGCCCCTTGACGAAAGCGCTGGGCGCACCGGCGCCGAGTCGGTCATCGAGCAGGGCCTTTGCGCCAGCGGGCGTCATGGCTCGCGTGCCGTCCGTGCCCGCGATGGACTCGGGGTTGTCCGCCAGCTCGACCACACCCTGAACGGTCGTGGTGGCGGGCGGATTGATCCAATTGGTGTCGCCGAAGGTGAGGCTGGTGGCGTCAATCTCCACGAAGCGCACGTCGGCAGACAGCAACATCATCGCCTGCGCCGACTTTTCCAGGATCACGCCGGGCTGCGCGTACCAGGCGAACAGCGTCCCGTCCTCCAGGTAAAGTGCATAGCCGCGCATGCTGTACACGTCGGCGCTGTCGTCGCGGATCGTGACGTGGATCGTATCGGCCGCAACCACCGCGCCGGCAAACGTCACAAGGCGTTTCAGCTCGCCTGCGAGCGCGCCCGCGACCAGCCCTGCGGCGGATGAGGTCACGCCGATCTGCGCGATTCGTACGGGCGCCGTGCCCGTATTCTCCGCATTGACGAGAGCGGCGCGGCCGGCGGGGGTGACATTGATCGGAAGTCCGCTCACAGGCGCTCCTAGGGTTCGATGGCTTGGAACTGCATGCGCCGGTACACCGCGGCTCGGGCGCCGGTGCCGATGCCGATGCCGCCGATGGCCTGCAGGCCCTGCGTGAAGGTGAAGTGCGATCGCACCGGTTTCGTCCGCGCGACCTCGCCGATTACGTCATCGACGTAGCGGGCGGTGGCGGTCTCTCCACCCTCGCCGGACAAGGTCAGGACCATTTCGAATGTGTGCGGCCTGCCGGGTGGTTCCATCTGCCACCACTCCCGCAACTGCACCGCGCCGCCGAAGGCCGCCACGACCTGGCGGACGCTTTGTGCGGTGCCCTTGCGGCGCTGTATGTCCAGCGCGGCGCGAATCCGCGCCCGTTTGACGTGCACCGGCCAGTACGCCTGCCAGGTGTCGAGCGACAGCGCCCAGGCCAGCCACGGCAGCAGGTCTTCTGGGCAGGTGTCGGCGTTCCACAAGTCCCGCATCGGCGTGGGCACGTCACCGATGCGCGCAGTTGCCCGTTCGAACGCGCGCTCCAGCGCGGTCGCGTTGGGTGGCAGCAGGCTATTCATCGACCCCGCCGGCGACGACGGTAATCCCGGTGCACCAGGACGCCTGGGTGCGATCGATCACCAGGCCGGCCGCTGGCGAAGTGATCTCCACCCGCTGTACGCCTTCGGAGTGAAGCACCGAGTAAATGCCCGACAGCGGCACGTCACGGCCGAGGCGGTGCGATTCCTCGACGTACCGCTCCAGGCGCCGCCTCGATTCCGCCAGTACCAGTGCGGCGTCGGGTCCGGCGTAGGTGTACACGGTCGCGTGCACGGCGTACGGCACGATCTGCGCGCCCTGAACCACGACGTTGTCGGTCAGGGGACGTACCGAGTCATCGGCGAGCGCGCCCGAGACCGCGGTGACTAGGTCTGGCGCGGGCGAGCCGTCGCCGTCGCGCGCCAGTACGGTCACCTTCACGTCACCCGGCCAGATCGCCGCATCGAGCGCGGCGTCCATGGCGTCCGTCAGGGCCGGCGACGCACCGTGCGCCGCGAGAACACCGGCAATGATGGCCCGAATGTCATCGGGTTCCGAGCTGGTCGCGCTGGCATCCAGCACACGTGGATCCGCGCTGAGCGCGTGGAAGATGTAGGCGCCCTCGGGGCCGGCAACCGAGAATCCTTCCGGCGCCAGCTGAATGCGACGCCGGAATTCAACGTCGCTCTCCATCGTCGGTGGGATGCCCTGGACCGGGTCGCCGGGCGCCAGCTGCAGGCGCGACACGCCCACGATGACGCCGATTTGGTCGAGATCGGCGCGCGAGGCGTACGCCAGCATGATCGCGCGGCAGCCTTCGTTTGCGCGTTGCCGAACCTGCATCTCTCGGTAGGCGGCGACCTGCAGGCCCTTGTACAGCGGGTCCGACTCCGTCAGCGCATCGACTTCCGGAGCGAAGCGATAGAGATCCGCGAGCATCGCCGCGAAGATGACCTCGAAGTCGATCGTCTCGACGATGTCCGGTGCCGGAAGTCGCGACAGGTCGACGGCGGTATAGGTGGACGAAGGCATGGGTTGGCCGGGCGCTGACTTATGTCAGGTTCGCCTCGGCCGTCGCGGGCAACAATGCTGTTGCTCTGTATCGCGGACGCCTACATTCGCAGCGAACGGCGTGGCTACTGGGCCAGGTGTTCGACTATCAAGTCGCGGATGGTCGACCGCTCTGCGTCGCTGAATCCTAACAGCTGCCGGCGCTCGTATCGCACCGAAGAGCCCTTGCGAGTGACGCGGTCGGCCTGGCCTTCCTGGTGCACCATTGCGATGCGTGCAACGCGCCCCATGAAGCCCACGGCCACGGCCTGGTCGCTTGCTTCCACCCTCAAGTGCCGCGCTTGCGTGATGCGCTGGAACATTCTTTCCTTGCGGCGCTTGATCTCTCCGGCCTGGTCGCGCTTGCGCGGCGCGTAGGCGCTGCCGTCCGGGTTCAGTTGGTCCTTGATGCGTTGGGCTTGGCTGCGCCGCAGCGTGGTGCCGATCCGGCGCGCCAGCCCGCGCCGCTCGGCTGAGCTCAGCTTCGCCAGAAAGGGCGCGGCCCAGGTTTCCAGCTGATGCAGCTCGTCCACGGCTACGTCTTCGCGCCGCCCGCCGCGACCACGTCCCAGCCGCCGATCCACTCGCCCTGGAGGTACACGTCCCAGCGGCCGCCCGGAAGCACGGTTTCCAGCTCGGGCTCGGGGTAGTGCACCACGTCGTAGCCGCCGGCCTCGCGGGCGTGGACGCCCACACGCTCGGTCAATGGCAACTTCAGTTCCAGGTCGACCTTGTCGTTGGCCAGCAGCTCGGCGTCGAACGCGATGCGCTCGCGTAGCGCCGGGTTGGCCAGCAGCTCGGGCTGCTGCTGCTCGATCCAGACCATCAGCGGCACCATGACCGCGTCGGGGTGGCCACTGAAATCCGTGATGATGAGATTCAGCGTGTATCGGTACTCAAACGACAGCCCGGGCGCAAACGTGCCTACCAAGCTTCCGTCCTTGATGAACACCAGCAGGCGATCGGGATCGCGGCCGAGTTCCGGGATGGCCGCGGTTAGGTGCTCGCGGAGGCTGGTGGGCTTGATCATGGTTTCCTCGGCGGTGGGAGCTCTTGCCCGCCGCTCGCGCCCGGGCGCGGCTGGTATCCGCCCCCGGGCCGCGGCTCGCCGCTGTGCGCTTCGATGAACATGCCGACGGCGATGCCGACGATTAGGCCCACCAACACGCAGCAGGCCACCGCAAAGGCGGTCACTGCGGCGCGCTCGCGGGTAGCGAATTCACGTAGTCCTGCAGCCCGATCACTTGCTCGCGGATGACGTGGCAGGCGGTGTAGTTGCCGGCGACGGTGTCTGCGACGGCAGAGAGCGTAAGGCCGGCGGCGGGCGCATCAGGATCTCCGGCGGAGGCGTCCGGGGGGACGTTGCCGGCGGCGGCGTCGTGGATGCGCACGAAGCCAGCAGTAAGAGTGCAAGCGGCGTCAGCTTTCGGAGTGACATAGATCGGGATCTCCTTGGTGATCGTGGCGCCGGCGACGTGCACCTTCTGCACGCGGTCGACGAACTTGGTGACGACGAGGACGTTGCTCCGAGCATGGTTGCGCTCCTGCAGCGCGGTATCGCGCTCGGAGGTCATGCCCAGCAGCTGCTGCTGCACCTTGGCGGTGTCGGCCTTCGCGGCGGCAATACGGCTCTGCTGGAAGGCGGCGCCGAAGCCGATGGCGGCCAGCAGCGCGACGAAGATCAGGGCGAGGATGGCGCGGGGGGACATGTCAGCGGGCTCCCAGGAGCGCCAGGGCGCGATGGGTGCGGTCGATGCGGTCCTGCAGGCCCTCGGGCGTGTGCTTGGACGTGGCCGAACCGAGATTGATCTTGCGGCTGACCGTCAGCACGTCGCCGGTGTCGGCCAGGCTGTTGAGCCCGTTGTCGAACCAGTAGGCGGCGGCCGCCAGCGCGCCGACCTCGACCTCCAGCAGCAGCGTGGGCTGCTCTTCCAGCGGCAAGCCGATCAGCTCGCCCGCCCGCCGGTAGTTCCCGCGTCCGGTGGTTTGCATCGGCCCGCGGCCCCGATAGCGATAGCCGTCGCCGCTGGCTACGTTGCCGTTGCCGTTGCGGCTGGCATAGACGAGGTTGGCCAGCTTCTCGGGCTGGCGCACGTACTGCTGCGCCGAGGCGGCCGGGATGCGCTTGCCGAACACCTCCAGCAGGCGCGGAAGGCTGTAGCTCAGACCCTCCTCGGTGCGCGACAGGCTGAGACTTTCGTGGCCCACCTGCGCAATGAAATGGGCGACACGGCGCGGCGTCGTGATGCCGAAGCGGTTCAGCGCCGTGGTCAAAGCGGGGTTCCAGCGCGCTGCACGTGCGGCCGGGCAGCGCATAGCTTGTTGCAGTTGTGCGTCGGTGAGCATCAATCGACCCTCAGAATGCGCGCGACATTGCCGCGAGCGCGGTAGGTGAGAACGGCCAGCACGGCGAGGACGCCGAGCTGCCACGGGCTGGAGCAAGCGGCGGCGCCGACCAGGACGATGTGGATCGCCTGGCCACCGGTGCACACGATCAAGAGCCAGGCGCACAGGCCGACGCCCAGGCGGTGCGTGGTGTCCGGCCCGCGCTGGTAGGTCAGCAGGCGGACGCAAATGGCGACGCAGGCGATCAGCGTCAGCGCCGTAACCAGGCTATGCATTGGGCGGCCCTCCGCGACGCAGCCAGCTCCAATCGAAGGCGCGGCTCTTCTCGATGATGGCGAGCGTGATCGTGATGCCGACCGCGGCCGCGACGAACGCGGCGACGCCCGTCGATCGAATCGGAATCCATCGCACGATGTCCGGCGCCGCTTGGTAGCCCGCGACGACGCTGATCAAGAGGTAGATGACCCGCTTCCAGGTCGGCAGCGAGTTCGCGGACACGACGAAGAGCGTGGCGCCGGCGAAGGCACCGATCAGCGCGTTGCCGTCGATGCCGGGCCACAGCGCCGCGATGCCCACACCTGCGGTCAGCGCAGTGGCACCGGAAAGGGAAGTCGGTTCGGCCATCAGTCAGTCCCATAGCTGGACCAGCGGCCGGTTGACGGCCGTGGCGGTGGTGGTGATTTCGGGGAGATCCACGGCGGTGCCGTGGGGCAGCACCGGGCCGTGCTCGCACAGCCCGGGATTGAGTTCCAGGGCGCGCTCGACAAGACCCGCAGTGCGACCCAGGTGGCGCCAGCACAGCGCGTCCAGCGTGTCGCCCTGGCGCGCATGGACGCGCATCAGATCAGCTCCACGGTCATGCGCGGCGTGGCCTTCAAGTCGCGGATGGCCCAGCGCATGTCGCGGCGCAACTCGTCGATGCTCGGCGACAGGTCATCCGCACGCTGGTTCCCCGCCGCGGTCGCGTCGTAAGAGCGATAGCGCTCGGCGACTTCGGCGGCCGCTGCGCACGTCACGGCGCGCAAGTACAGTTGAACCAAGCGCGATGTGCCGTCGATGGAAGGGGCAGGAACGTCCCGCAACGCTGCGTAGCCGCCGGCTAGTTGCTTCGCCTTCCACTCGGGCAGTTCATCGTTGACCGTGATCACCGCGTTGACGACAGCGGCGCGCAGGCGCTCGGACGCGATGCTGCCGTCCAGGCGGATCCGCTGGCGCAGCGCGACCGGATCGATCGGCGGCCAGAAGCCGTCGTTCTCGATCGGAGCCTCGGTGCTGGCGCTTCCGTTGGCGATGAATCCGCTCATGGCATGCTCTGTTGGTCGCCGGTGGTCGGGGCGTCACCGCACGGGAAAGAGAACCGTGCGGATCGGCCCCGAGCCGGCGGGGTGCGTGGGGACGCTCGGTTAGCTGCTGGCGCCGGCGTTGGCCGGGGGCACAGCAGCGTGTTTCTTCAGCAAGCGCTCGGCGCGCTCCAGATCCTTCTTGCCGCCGCAGCTGCCGTGCAGCTCGATGGCCCGCTTCAGATGGTCGATGCTGGCCGCCAGGTCTGCGGCCGGCGGCGGCGCATCGTCCGTGCCGTTGGCCAGCAGCGCTCGACCCAGGGCCAGGCGCAGCTTGGCGCGGACTTCGTCGGGCATGTCCTGGCCCACGGTCAAGGTCGCGGCGTGATCGAGCACGCTCACGTCGAAGGTCTCGCCGATCCGTTGCGCCTTCAGCGCGGCCTCGGCGATCTCCTCGGCGACCAGGCAGCCGGTGGTGCGCGCGAATCGGTCGGGCATCGCCATGTTGTGTTTCAGCACGTACTCGGCGATGACCAGCCCGGACCGATAGTCGGCCACGTCGATGCACCAGAGCATCATCGTGGTGACCACTTCGTCCGGCGTGCCGTGTCCGCCCTCGATCACGCCGCCGACATAGCTGGCGTAGGCGGGCAGCATTTGGCGTTTGAGCTCCGCTTTCGCTTCGTCCGACTGCACCTGCTTGAGGCGCAATCGGTCTTGCTGCAGCATCGCCATATGCTGCTCGTAGGCAGTGGCGCCGGCCATCAACTGGTTCGGCGCCCTACCGGCGGCCTCCTGGGCCGCCAGCACGCGGTTGAAATGACGCTTGGCGGGGGTATCGGCCATGTCGGTTCCGTCCTTACGGCTGGGGCAGGATTTCGATGTTCTCGACCACGCAGCCGAGGCCGTAGTCCTCGATCACGTACGCGTCGTTGGACGACTCGTAGTTCGCGATTCGATTGGCCTCGGGCTCTTCCTTGATGTAGCGACGGCGGCCGCCGATCTGGAAGTAGATCGACAGGTTCTTGAGCGAGGTGATCAGGATCGAACCGTTCGGGATGTACGGCACCTCAGCCATCGGCAGGCCACCCGCGCGGTTCTGCGACAGGATGATGTCGGTGGCCAGCTTCTCGGTCGCCGGCTGGTCCTTGTTGACCTGCGGGAAGTACTTGTCGTGCACCAGCTGGCGACCGACGATCACGACCAGCGACGGATCCTTCTGATGCCACGGATCGATCAGCGAGCTGACAGCGTCGTACACCAGCGCATCGAGGTTCTTGTAATCGCCAGCGGCGCCGATGGTGACCTTGTTGTCGACGGTGCCGGCGTCCTTCATGACCCGCGCCGGCGCGTGCGTGCGGTACTGCTGCAGCCAGCCGATGTTCACGTCCTGCAGCAGCGGGTTGGCGGCGCGATTGGTGGTGGCCGCGGCGCTGGTGCCGTTGAAGCCGATCATCAAGCGGTCCAGCGCCTGGCGCATGGCGATCGCGTCGCGCAGGCGGCTCTGGAAGTCGGGAAAGCGCGACCAAGTGTCGAGCAACGCGTACTTAATCGCGGTGTCGAAGTCGGTGTGAACGGCCTGGTAGCCATTCGCATCGAGCGCGGCCACGTTGCGCGGCTCACGCTTCGCGCCGGTGTCGGTGTCGGTCCGTCCCGCGATGGTGCCGCTCACACCCAGGCCGACCTTCTGGCCCTGCAGTTCGTCCACGCCAAGGACGTTGATCTGGCGCAGGAACTCGCTGGATTCCTGGATGCGGGTCTCCAGGCGCTGCTGGATCGAGGGCTCGACGGCGAAGGTCGCGGCGGTCGAATCCACGCCGTTGAGCTGTGCGATCTGGGTGGTGAAGGCATTGAACTGCTGACGCGTGTCGTTACGCATGGAGTGCTCCGGGGAATTCGGCGGGATGTGTTAGTGGGCGGGGAGCGGTGGCTCAGCAGTCGGTCAGTTGCGCCGACTGCGTGCCCGTGGCCGCCGGGCGACGCGCCTGGCTGTGGTCGGCGGTGCCTTCCAGCTTGGATTTCAGCGAATTGAACTCGCCGCCGAGCTTCTGCAGTTCGTTCTTGAGATCGACTCTTTCGCGCTCGGACACTGCGAAGCGCTGTTCCTGATCGCGTAGGTGCTTGGCGATCTCGGTCAGGGCGCTCCCCACCTGGGCGAAGTCGACGGATGCGCCCGGCGCCGGCGTCGGCGCCGGCGTCGGCGCGGACTCCGGCGCCTTCGGCTTCAGCAGGTTCTCCAGGCGCGTGAAGAAGCCTTCGACCACGCTGGGCTTGTCCTCGAACTCCTCGAACTCGATGTCCGATTCGATCGCGACGCTGAACACGTTGGTGGGCTTCTGCTTGCGCGCCTTCAGCGGGCTGGCGTCGGGGTTCTTGGCCGCGAACTCCAGCATCTCGGTGCCGAGGCTGGCCGGACTGTCGGTCACGCCGAGGCCGATGAGATAGGCGGAGCCTTTGCCGGCGAAATCGGGGTCCACCTCGATCGAGCAGTAGATCTTCTGGCCGGCTTTGTTCATCGCGACCAGCTCGTCGGTCGGCTGGATCTGCGCGAACAGAGCCAGGCAATCCTTGCCGTCCAGCTTGACGGTCTCGGTTTTGACCGCGATCACGTCACCCTGGCAGCGGAAGCCCCAGTCGGGGTTCAGGCCACGGATGTGCTCGATGAAGATGCGGGCGCCGTACTTGTTCGGGTCGTACGAGCTCGCGATCTCCGACAGCCACGTGCGTTCGATGACCCGACCGTCGGAAGTCGCGCCTTCGACGGCGACACGAAACCACTTCGAACGGAACTTCTTGGCTTTGTCCGACATGCTGTCCTCTGCGCTTTTCGGGGCTCGATGCGAATGCATCGCTAGAGGTTTCATGGTCGGCAGCAGCGACAGCAGCAGCAACGCGGCCAGCATGTAGCCGCGGGCGATACACAGGCCAAAACTGTCTGGTTGATGGGGCGGTTGGCACGCTGTTCGCATGAACAGCGTTGCCGCCCAACTCCCGATGGATACGCGCCGACAGGCCAAGTTCCTGTACTGGATGGGCTGGCGTATATGCGAGATCGCGGACGCGACCGGGGAGAAGGACAAGACTCTACACAGCTGGAAGGCCCGCGACGAGTGGGACCGCGCTGACAACGTTGAGCGGATCGGCGGCGCCCTGGAGGCGCGCCTGGTCCTGCTCATCATGAAAGACGGAAAGTCCGGTGGGGACTACAAGGAAATCGACCTGCTGCATCGCCAGCTGGAGCGCCAAGCGCGGATCCAGCGTTTCCAGGGCGGCGGCACCGAAACCGACCTCAATCCGAACCTCGCCAATCGGAACGCCGCGCCGAAGAAGAAGCCCAAGCGCAATGAGTTCAGCGAAGCCGAGGTCGAACGGCTCGAACAGGCGTTCATCGACGGCTGTTTCGACTATCAGCGCGATTGGTACCGGGCGAGCAACCAGCGTACTCGGGCGATCCTGAAGTCACGTCAGATCGGCGCGACGTTCTATTTCGCGCGCGAGGCCCTAATCGATGCTCTGAAGACGGGCCGCAACCAGATTTTTTTAAGCGCCTCGAAAGCGCAGGCGTTCTTGTTTCGCGGCTACATGCAATCGTTCGTGCGCGAGGTGTTGGACAGGGATCTTTCCGGCGGCGACAGCATCGTGTTGCCAACCGGCGCCGAACTATTCTTCCTGGGCACCAATGCCCGCACGGCGCAGGGCTATCACGGCAACTTCTACTTTGACGAGTTCTTCTGGACGTGCAAGTTCGATGAGCTGAACAAAGTCGCCTCGGGCATGGCGATGCACAAGAAGTGGCGTAAGACCTATTTCAGCACGCCGTCGAGCATGGCCCACCAGGCCTATTCCTTCTGGACCGGTCAGCGGTTCAACAAGGGAAGGCCAACCGCGCAGCATCTCAAGATCGACGTTAGCCACGACGCGCTCGCAAGCGGGCGGCTCTGCGAAGACCGGTTGTGGCGCCAGATCGTGACGATCATGGATGCCGAGCGTCGCGGCTGCGACTTGTTCGACATCGAAGAGCTGCGCCGCGAGTACAGCGCCGACGCTTTCGCGAACTTGCTCATGTGCGAGTTTGTGGACGACGGCGCCAGCATCTTCCCGTTGACGATGCTGCAGCCGTGCATGGTCGACAGCTGGATCGAGTGGGCTGACGACTACCGGCCGTTCGCGCAGCGCCCGTACGGCGACCGGGCGGTGTGGATCGGCTACGACCCGGCGGACACCGGCGACACCGCCGGCATGGTCGTGGTGGCGCCACCGCTGGTGCCGGGCGGAAAGTTCCGGCTTCTGGAGCGGCACCAGTTCCGCGGGATGGACTTCGCTGCCCAGGCCGAGACGATCCGCAAGGTCACGCAGCGGTACTGGGTGACCTACATCGGCATCGACACCACCGGCATGGGCTCTGGCGTCGCTCAGCTGGTCAAACAGTTCTTCCCGAACCTCACCACCTTCAGCTACTCGCCGGAGGTGAAAACGCGCCTGGTGCTGAAGGCCTTCGACGTGATCCACAACGGCCGCCTGGAGTTCGACGCCGGATGGACCGACGTGGCCCAGTCGCTGATGGCCATTCGCAAGACGATGACGGCGAGCGGGCGCCAGATGACGTACACCGCCGGCCGCACCGATGAAACCGGCCACGCCGATCTGGCGTGGGCACTCTTTCACGCCCTGCACAACGAACCGCTGGAAGGCCAAAGCGGCCGCAATACCGGCGTCATGGAGATTATGTGATGTTGAACGACGTACCCACCACCGTTGCCGCGGCACCGCCTGCGCGCGTCGAGGCCTTCACCTTCGGCGATCCGACGCCGGTCCTCGACTCGCGCGGCTTGCTCGACTACGTGGAATGCTGGCAGAACGGCCGCTGGTACGAGCCGCCGATATCGCTGGACGGCCTTGCGCGCACCACGCGCTCCAACGTGTACCTGCAATCGGGTTTGGCCTTCAAGCGGAACATGCTGGCGCGCACGTTCGTTCCGCATCGGCTGCTGTCCCGGGACGCGTTCGAACAGCTGGCGCTGGATTGGGTCACGTTCGGCATGGGCTACGTCGAGAATCGAAAGTCCGTCCTCGGCTCACCGATGTCGCTGCAGCCGTGCCTGGCGAAGTACATGCGCCGCGGTGTCGACCTAGAATCGTTCTACATGGTGCGCAGCTGGCGCGATGAGCACGAGTTCAAGCCGGGCACGGTGTACCAGCTGCGCGAAGCGGACGTCGATCAGGAGATCTACGGCATCCCGGAATGGCTGGCGGCACTGCAGTCGGCGTTGCTCAACGAATCGGCGACACTGTTCCGACGGAAGTACTACAACAACGGCTCGCACGCCGGCTTCATCCTGTATCTGACGGACCAGCAGGCTACCGATACCGACGTGGATAAGCTGCGCGAAGCGATGCGCCAGGCCAAGGGGCCGGGCAACTTCCGCAACCTGTTCGTCTACTCGCCTAACGGCAAGAAGGATGGCCTGCAGCTGATACCGGTCAGCGAGGTGGCGGCGAAAGACGAGTTCGGCGGCATCAAAAACATCACGCGCGACGACATGTTGGCGTCGATCCGCGTTCCGCCGCAGCTGATGGGCATCGTTCCGCAGAATGCAGGCGGGTTCGGGTCGATCCGCGACGCGTCGGTAGTGTGGGCGGCGAATGAGTTGGAGCCGTTGCAGGCCCGCCTGCAGCGGTTGAACAATCTGGTCGGCGATGAAGTGATCCGCTTCCGCCCCTACGAACCTCCGGCGCTATAAATATGCGGATGATCCTGTTACCAATTCGCTGCGGAGAGTGCGCTCGCCTGCTGGCCAAGGCTGCGAGTTACGCAGAGTTGCAGATCAAGTGCCCAAGGTGCGGCACGCTCAATCATATGAAGGCCGCGAGCCTCCCGACAGATCGCCAAGAGCGATTCGAAGAAGGCTCGATCGATGAAGAACCAGTTGTTGCAGGGCGACGCCCTCAAGTTGTTGCCGACGCTTGAAGCGGGAAGCTTCGACGCGGTTATTACCGACCCGCCGTACGCAAGCGGCGGCGTCCATGCCGGCGCGAGGCAGCGCGCACCATCGGAGAAGTACGTCAACTCGAAACTGCACGCCGAGTTCGTCGGCGACGAACGCGATCAGCGATCGCATCTACGCTGGATGGTGCTGTGGTTGTCGGAGTGCTCTCGCCTGCTGAAGGAAGGCGCACCGGTGTGCCTGTTCACCGACTGGCGGCAGTTGCCGCTCACCACCGACGCGCTGCAGGCCGCTGGCTTCACCTGGCGCGGCGTGGCGGTCTGGGACAAGACGGAAGGCGTGCGGCCGCAGCTCGGCCGCTTCCGCTCACAGGCCGAGTACATCGTCTGGGGCAGCAAGGGCGCCATGCCGCTCAAGCGACGTGCGCCGGTGTTGCCCGGTGTGATCCGGTCGAAGGTCAGGAGGGATGACAAGCTGCACATGACCGGCAAACCCACCGACCTGATGCGCCAGATCGTGCGGATCTGCGAAGAGGGCGGCCGGATCCTCGACCCTTTCGCGGGCTCCGGCACCACCCTTCTCGCCGCGCAGTTGGAGGGTTACAGCTGGATCGGGTGCGAGCTGACCCAGCACTACGCCGACGTGACGCGCGAGCGTCTGGCCGGGTTGTAGCCGCGCCGTCGTTGCAGTCAATGTTGAGCCGCCCCATGGGGCGGCTTTTTTGTACTAGGCTCGATTAAAGTGCCGATTTTCACCGGTTTCGCGCCTTGTGTAAACCTGAACTGCAGCTTTATGCTAGGTTTGCTAGCGGCTGAATGAATGCGCTGGCTTGTGTTTCTAAGTGCAACAAGCTTTCCATCAATATCTATTAAGGACCAAAGGAATGAGTCTGAAGAATAAAATTTTACTAGGATCGGCAGCAATTCTTGTGCAGCTTGGAATGATCGGTGCCGCTCATGCCGACACCGTTCTTCGCTGTGATAATTGCAGCCCCGCGCAGCTAAGATCGAAAGCGCTTTCATCGCCGTTAGGTTGGACCTATCTGGTGGACTATCCAAACGCGAACTTGACCCTCTGGCAGGTCAGGCACGACGGCGAACTCCGTATGAAGGTCGCAGACCAGGAAGCCGTTGACCCGGCAACCTACAACCGATTCCTATATCTCCTAGACGTTAGCGTGCAAGCGCAGGCGGGCGGCCAAAGTCTGGTTGTGGTGAATGTTAGCCCCGACAACTACAACGGCACGATCTTCACCGATGATCCGTTTGGAGGCTTCTCGAACATCAGCGCCTATGACGTCGTCAAGTCGGTAACTGTACGGAACCAATTAGGCGAGAACATTGCCCGCGCGATGTCCGCAGGCGGCAGCGGCAACGGCGTCTTGACTAACCTCGGCATGACCCTGAACTCCTTCATGATGTCTATGGGAGTCCCCACCGGGTACAAGATCGTAATTACCTGGAGGGATGGAACGAAGACTTCGATGACCATCGACTCCTCAAGTGCGAATCAGGCAAAGTACGTTGCCGGTGAGAGCAAGGACGACAACACCAATCCCATTCCTGACTCTACTGCTTCATCTGGGGACGGCGGCGACATTTTCGCGGGACAGTTTTATTTTGACGATGCTGACAGCCTGCAGAAGTGGTTGGATGCGGCCGTGATGGCGGGCATCCCGATCACTGGCGCTCCGAGTGGCTCCAACAGGCTCAACTGTACGTGGGATGGTCAGAAGCTCGACTGCTCTCACCACTGAGTTTTTTCGCGTAATGCGGCTTCGGGAGGCATGATCATGTTGGGATTAAGTCTTTGGCATTGGTCGATCCTGCTCACAATTGGTGGCGTGATCGCCGTTATCATCGCCATCACACGACGACGCCCACCGCGAGAGTAGTGACAGATTAGGGTCTTCGGAGAGGGCGGCCGGATCCTCGACCCACTCCCCGGCTCCGGCACCACGCTAGTCTCCGCGCTGCTGAACGCTACGGTTGGATCGGGTGCGAGCTGACCCAGTACCACGCCGTCCTAACGCCCGAGCGCATGGCCGACTTGTATCCGCGCCATCGCTAAACCCGCCGCTGAGCCGCCCCAAGGGGCGGCTTTTTTTTGCCGCCCCGCCCCGCGATGGTCGCCGAACGGCCGCTGGCGCGCCGCGTGCGAGGCGTACGGCCCGGACCATCACCCCGAGATCGGTCAACCCGGCTGGCCTGGGCTTTGACCTGGCGCGCGCAGTCATCCCCCCACCACGCCTGCGGGCTACGTACCCCTCTTTTTCCGCACTTCTGCGGGATGCCGTCATGCCGTGCCTGTGCGGCCGCTGGTTGCGTTCGTCGGGGCTGGCCTGGCCTGCGGAACCCTGCGAAGTCGGCGCGCCTTTGCGGCCGCTACAGGCGCGATCGACGCTGCTCTGCCGGCGCCGAATTTTTCGGATGACCATCGGAGCCCGGTTATGGGTTACGACCTTGGCCGACTGAAGGTTATCCGATTGATCTGAAAGCCATTTTCCGATAACCCGCAGGGGTAACACCACGGTTACGCAAAAGGTTATAGATACTCAAGCCTTTGATATTAAAGGCTTTATTGATGCGTCTATGTAACCCTTCAGAAAGGTTACCTAATTACCTCTTCGTTACTCAAATGTAACCTTGAAAATTACCGCCTAAATCATTGATTTAGAACTAAAAATAGGCGCAATTTTCACCCCATAACCTTTGTAACCCGATTCCGGTGGGCATCCGAAAAAATCGTCATAAAGGGTGAGGGAGCCGTCTCCGTTTGGTCTATGCGAACCCTCGCGGCGATCAACGTCGCCGGCAACGGCCGCATGCAGGGCCTGGCCAGGTCAATCGCACCTCGGCAGGCAGTCCAGCCGGACCTGGTCGACGGCACTGCAGGTGCGTCCACTTCGATTGCGGCCGCATCAGGTTCGCTCTTCAGCACCTGGACGGCCGCGACCGCTCTGGACCCTAGGCCGCTACGATCGCAACGCCAAGGAGTATCCAGCTCATCTACGGCGTAACATCAATTCGACAGCACCTGGTCCGTCCAGATCCATGCGCACCACCGCCTTAGAGGAAAGTCTGTGAAAAGCTATGACTCGCGCACATACAGCATTAATGACTTTGTTGAATGGGACACTCAGAAAAAGCTAGAGCTGAATCCAAAATTTCAACGGCGACCAGTTTGGACGCCGAAAGCTAAGAGTTTCCTGATGGACACGATTCTGCGCGGAAAGCCCATTCCCAAGGTTTTCATTCGGCAGAAAATCAACGTCACAACCAAGACGTCCATCCGCGAAGTGGTTGACGGCCAGCAGCGTCTTCGTACGATTCTTTCATTCGTGAAAGATGGCTTCACAGTAAGCAAGCGACAGAATCCAGAGCATGGCGGCTTGCTCTTTAGCCAGCTCGATGAAGAAGTACAGGCGCAGCTTCTGGCTTACGAAGTATCTGTGGATCTATTGATCAACTTGCCTGACCCCGAAATTCTAGATATTTTTAGCCGTCTAAATTCATATGCCGTAGTGTTAAACGAGCAAGAAAAGATAAACGCGGATCATTTCAGCCAGTTCAAAGTTCTAGCAGACCGCATCGGCCACAAGTACAACAGCTATTGGACCGATCAGGGGATATTAACCTCCAATCAAATCATGCGCATGTTGGAGGTAAATTTGGTTGCAGATTTGCTGATCGCAATGCTGGAAGGAATAAAATCAAAAAAGCAAGTCAAGAAGTTTTACGATCAGTACGAAACGACGTTCGAACACGACGCTGATGAACTGGAGGCTCGGTTTGACAGGATAATTGGCGCAATTGGCGAAATCTATCCTGAAGGTTTGTCCGATACAGAGTTTCGGCGGCCGCACCTTTTCTATTCGCTCTTCGTGGCCGTAGCACACCGAGAGTTTGGGGTGTCGAATTTACCGCCTCCACTACCGCCTGGTTACTCGACGCCGCAGGTTGCCAGAAATGGGCTTGAGAGAGTCGAGGTCATATTTGCTGATCCAGACGATAAGTTCCTGACTAAAGATGAGCAGGGTTTTATACAGGATTCGCGCCGCGCAACCACGGACGAGAAGGTTCGAGTGCAACGTTCGGCTTTCCTATTGAAGCTGATGAATTGAGTGATCGACTGTGCCCATCACCACTGCTCTCACGGTCTTTCAGGCTAAGGCTGCGCAATGCGATTCTTTAATAGCAAGCGGACATCGTGCGAATGCTGATGGCGCGCCACTGTTCTCGGCGCTCGATCGAGAGCAGATCACGGTTGCGGCTTTCCTCAATTTTTTCATCGCGTGGGAAGAGTTTGTTGAAACTACATTCGCCCATTTTTTATTGGGCATCCCGACCATCTCTGGCGTGGCGCCAGTTCGTTATGCGAACCCTCCCGGCATTGATGCAGCGAAGAAGATGGTGATTGGTCTCAATAAGTACTTTGACTATTCGAATCAAGAGAACATTAAGAAAGCGGTTGGAATTTACTTCGAGGGCGGATATCCATTCAAGCAGCATATCGACTCCGTTAGCTCCGACCTTTCAGATATGCGAACAATGCGTAATGCGTCGGCCCACATTTCATCTACAACACAGACGGCACTCGAAGGGCTAGCCCAACGCATATTTGGCGCACCCCAGCCGGGCATTACGCTATACACGCTCCTGACTAGCCTGGATCCGCGACTAGCCGATGGAGGCACCGTTTACTCTGGGGCGCGCGACAAGATTTTGGCAGCCGCGGTACTAATCGCTCAAGGCTGAGCCGTCAGCGCTGGTGGCGCTCGCATCCTGCTGCAAGCGCGATCGCATGGCAAAAAAAGCCGCCAGTGCAGTGGCGGCGTGAGGTGATCGCAAGGTTTCGTGGTTGGTTGATGTCGCGAAGGTTGCGCGCTACGACAACTCGGTGCTTATCAATACAGATACCCTTTTAAGAAGTGGAGCACGATCGCGACGGCGACTGGCGCCAGCACGATCAAACGCTGCCTTTTGTCTTTGATGAAGTAGAGTACTTCCAGGCCCGGGCCGTGATGTATCGCAACGCGGCTTCGCGACTAGCGGGCGACATGGCGCTATTCTGCTCACATTCAACGGAGCCCGAATATGACTCGCGGCACGAAGACATTTCTCATGGCCATCGGCTCGGCTGTGGCCGCGTGGGTGGTTGGTCTCTACCTAGTTGGTTCCGCGACGATTCGTCACTTCACAGCGGGCGGCACCGTCGACATGACTGACGCCTCGAAGATTGCACGCGCCCTAGGTGATTCAACATTTAACGCGACGATGAGCTGGGGCAGCGTTACGCTAACCGGCACGCACTGGCCGTTTACTTTTCCTATCCTTTTGGGTTTGGCGGCCTTCGTCCTAGTGTTCGTGTTGCGCGGCAGGCGACCGTCTCAAGATTGATTCTCAACCGGCAACTTAGGGACTGGAAAAATCCATCCAGGCCGTCAACGCGGCTGGCCTGCACCTGATCGACGGTGCGCAGCTAGCGGTCGCTGAATGCGTTTGGATCAATCGATGCCGACGCCGGCACGCTGACCATCCCTCCGCCACCTGCCGCGTCGGACCTTCGGGGTCGCCCGAAGTCCGTTCGCGCTATCCTGCGGTAATCCACAGGGATGAAGGAAGTGAACATGGCCGCACCGGGAAGCGGTGGTTTCGATTGGTCAATATGGGCCGCATGGGCGCAGATGCTAGTTGCGCTCCTGGCCCTCGCATTCACTATTTCCGAAAGCAGGCGATCGCGGAGAGAACGCCGCATTGAGCGTTTGGCGGCCGATTCGCAGCGACGCGAGGAACGGGACGAGGCTGATCGCGATCGTCGCCTGAGAGCTCGGCCCAATCTCTTCGGGACATGGATGTTGGACGAAGACGAAGACAACGCCGAGTTCATCGTCAAGAACGAAGGGCTCGGACCTGCAACGATTGTGTCGTATGAGGCTACTTTCGGGGGCGCTACGTACAAGGCGCTCGATGCCGTCAACCTCGAAACAATCTGCCGAGATCTGGACATTGTTTGCCAGTCCAAGGGACATTACCCAGCGCTAGCATCTGGCACTTCCATTGCTCCAGGCGAGACTGCGAGATTGCTTTCAATGCATATCGTAAAGAGAACTGATAAGTCGCCACCGCTGGCTGCTATACCTGGAATGTTTGACTTTCACATCTCGTACGTCTCGATTTACGGTGACCTTATCGAAGACGTCACAGGCAAAAACTCGTGA